AATTAAAAACTCAATTAAATTTAACTATAAATGATTATGGTATAGATATTGTATCTAAGAAAGATAATGATTATTTTGCTATTCAATGTAAATATAAGAAACAGCCCGTTATCAAAATAAAAATCTTTTAGATTTTTATTTTGACGAGGGCTCTTACGCTCAAAAGATAATAAATCCAAAGGATTTATTATCTTTTCGCGAAACCATCTGATAAAATACAAATTATATCTTGGAGATCTTTATCTACTTTCTATGGTTTAGTATCTAAAACTGGTCGAGAAGATATTTGAATCTTTATAAAGATTCAAATATCTGGCTCGAGGCAATAAAAAATATCTTAAAAAAGATATTTTTTATTGCAACCGTGGTTAAAACATATAATAATGACAAATGTTAATGGATGTAAACATATTGGTCAAAAAAGTGATAAAGATTGGAGTATATGTATTAGAACATTTAGAAATATAAATCATTTTGATTGGTTAAATATTATAAATAAAGAAGAAGATAAAATAGAAATTAATTTAGTAGATAAAGATGCGCAAAAAAATATTTATTTTAGAATAAAACAAATATTTTTTGAGCCTCGAGCCAGATTTAAAACATTTTTTAAAATGTTTTAAATCTTCTCGAAGATATTAGATTAAAGATATTAGCTTATTATAATAAATGAATTATTATAATATTGAGATAATTATATATAAAAATGAATTATTTTATCAAATTTATTAAAAAATACAAGATTTTATCATTTTTAACAATTTAACTATATTATTTATTCTCATTAATTTTATCTTGTCTTATAACTTTAATTATTTTCTTTATGATTATTATAATTATAAATTTAATTACTTATAATGATTCAAATAATAATATAGAAAATTTTAAAGATGATATTAAACATGATTTAATTACATTAACTTATATTTTTATACCTTGTTTAATTATAACTATTATAGATATCTTCATTATTACTTATAATAATAAATTATAGATAAAATTGAGCTGGAAAGAAAAATTGCAAAAAAATATTCATTATTATATCAAATAATATCATAGAATAATGGCTATTCAATATTTATTTAACAAACTTAACAAACTTAACAAACTTAATAAACTTAACAAACTTAACAAACTAATTAAACTCATCAAGAATAGCCAGTATCTAATATTCTTATAAAAATGGATATAAATCATATTTTAGATAATTATATATCTATCTTTAAATTTAGTGATAGATATTATATAGATTTAGATAATGAAAATAATAATAAATATTTAGATTATATGACTAAAGAATTTAAAAATATTATTGAAAATGATTATATTGATATTGATTTAATTAAGAAATTTAATAATATTTTATATAATAATGATAATTTTATATTTAGATTTAATATTTTACCTCATCTTGTTAAACATAATAAATTTGATTTAATTAAAACTTTATATAATTCTATGAATGATTCTGATAATATATTAAAATATTCTTATCAATATACTATTTTCTTAATTGATAATGATTTAATCAAATATATATCAAATGATAATATTACTCTTAATAATAATCAATATCATTTTGATATTGATGATTATAGATATAATAAAACATTTTATCGTTTTTATGAAGAATATCATAATAGAAGAAATAATAATGAAATAACTCATAATTTCTTTGATTTTGATGAAAATGATAATAATTATATAAATGATTATAATAATTATGAAGAAGAATTAGATTTAAAAGATATTTTATATGATAAAAATAATGAAGTTTCTAATATATATGAAAATATTTTTCGTTATGATTATAATATTCAATATAATAATAATATGAATATGTTTAAAAATAATCTTAATCAAAAGATTTTAATTGATCTTATAAATAATAATAATTTTGATGAATTAATTAAATTATTAGATAATGATTTATTTTTATTATCATTTATGAGATTATTAAAAGATAAACATATTTATTGTTTATTAGATCAAATTTATAATAAAGAAATATTTAATAAGATCTTTAATAAATATTTTTGTTATGATTATATTGATAATAAAAATATAAATAAATTGGAATTTTCTATTTATATGATTGTTAATAAAGATAAATATAATATTGATATATCTAATGATACAATTATTAAATATATTAAATCATTAAAATATCATTATCATTATGATATAATTGAATTTATTTTACACAATATTACTATTGATGATGATTTAAATGATAAATTATTTAATATGATTATTTTAAAAACTGATTTAATATATCTTAATCATTTAAATTATAATAGAATAGATAAATTAATTATAATTGATAAAATAAGTCAATTTTGTTATAATAGTTTAACAGATTTTATATTCTATTATACATCTAAATTTATTATTGATCATATAGATGATTGTATATTATATGATACAAATAATTATATTTATTGTTATTATAAATATTATACAACTATATATATTAAAGATATATATAATAGAGATATTGTTAAATTAAATGATAAAATTAAATTTAATTTTGATATTACTAGAGATGAATTAGATTTAATAATTAATAATTATTATGATAGTGAACATTATAATAAAAGTAATTATATAATCAAAATTTATGAGAATATTCAAGATAATAAAGATTATTTTTATGATAATATTTTGAATTTAAGTATCAAATATGGTGATTATAATACTGTTAAATATTTATATAATGATAAAAAAAGATGGTTTAATGATTCTTTAACTATTTTAATTAATAGTATAAATGAAGATAATAAAATACATATTGAAGGACCAAATTCAATATTTGTAACTAATATTGATTCTATATGTTATTATAATATTTTTTGTTTAATGATTGATAATGGTAATGAAATAACAGAAAATATATTTGACATGATAGTAAATAATTATAATAGTATATTTAATCAAGATAATTATACTTATAATAAAGATATTACTTATCAAAATATTATAATTAGATGTTTTAATATTATTTTTGATCTGGATACTAATTTTTTATTTGATAATGTTACCATAAAAAATAAATATCAAAATATATTTAAATATCAAGAATATGAATATGAAGTAATTGATTTAGAAGATGGTTATATAGAATATCGTTATATGATTTATTGTCCTAAACATATCATAATGAAATATATTATTGATAATGAATATTATATTCATAATAATTTAATAACATATATTTTTAATTATATTGATAATTTATGTAATTATAATTTTCTTGAAAATAGTTATCATACAAATATCTTAGATGAAAATTATATTAGATATGTAATTAATGAAGATGATAATTATTCAGGTGTGTATATATCTATTAAAAAATTTTTAGATAATAATAATATTGATAGATTTAATGTTTTTAATACAAATTTGAAAAGATATTTGAATATTTTTTATAGTATTTTAGATAAATTAATTGATTATAATAGTTTTAGATATGGTCTTATAAATTATCTATTTGATAAAAAATTATTTTTAAATATTTTTAATGATGAATTTATAGTAGATCATATTTGTGTTTTTGAATATTGTGATAATGATATATATAATTTTTTATTAGAATATTTAAGAACTATACCAGATGATAATGATAGAATAGAAAAAATAAATAATATCCTTAATAGATTTGTGTTATGATTTGTGTTATGATTTGTGTTGTGATTTGTGTTATGATTTTTTTATAAATAATAATATATAATTTATATACTTATTATATTGAATGTAAATATATTTAAATATTATTAATAATCGATGATAAACAACACGAAATTATATATCATAATATATCTAAATATATAAGTTAATCTTACTAACTATTTATGTAAGATTAAAAAATTGTAAAAATTTTTTAATTATATATATTACATATAATAACTAAATCATATATAAAATAACATAATATAAATTATAAGATGTCTAATCAAACTATTATTAAATTAGAAAATGAAGAAGAATTAGTTAAATTATTAACAAAATTGAACTTAATATTACAAGATAATTTAGATAATCCTTCATCATATGATACAATTATTTTAGATAAAAAGAAAGTTTTAGATTATTTTAATGAAAATATAATATTAAATTATAGTAAAAATAATTGGTCTAATGCTCATATTGATATTAAAGAATTTGTTCATTTTTTATTATTAACACCTGAATTATTTAAATTAAATACAAAAGGTAAATATCAGATATATATGGACTTTATTCATATTTATCTTAATATTAATTTAGATAGTGATTATTTTCCAATATATTCATTATTAAATGAAAAATATAAATATATAACAAATATAAGAGATGAATATAAGTTTGCATTTTGGATTACAAAATTAATAAAAAATCATATATTTATTAAAAAATATTTAAAATATTTTAATATATCATATCAAAAATATTTTGAGAATCATAAATTTTATGATATATCATTAGATGAATTTAAAATAATAATTGAGATTCAAGAAAATGAGAATCATGATAATAAATATAATGATATTGAGAAAATGATATATGTCAATTCAAAAGGATATATAATTATATATTTTAAAATTGGTCAATTTAAAGATAATATTACAGAATATATGAAAAAATTTAAAAATAAATTATATTATGTAATATTAAATAAATTAATTTGTGTAAATACAGAAATATATTCAGATTATTTAGTATATTTATTTAAAATTAAATTAAGTGAATTAATTAATTTAACTTTAATTGATTTAAATGAAGATAAGAAAGATCTTATAAAAAAATATCCAACACTTGATTTAAATGATAATAATAATTTATATAATATAATAAATAAAATAGATAATGATGACGAAAGTTATATAGAACAAAGATATTTAACAACAAATAAAAGATATGAAAATTATAAAGATATATTAAATAAATTAAATAAGAATTCTGGTCCAATTATAGAATTATTTAATATTAAAAAAGAATCACAAAAAGATTTAACTATAAAAAATATATCTGTTGATAATATTATAAATTTACTTGATGTATCAAAAACAACAATAAATAAATTAACACATGAATTTAGAATATCAACAAAATATCAAATAAATGGATTATATTATATAAATTGGCCATCATTGATCATTATGATTAATGATAATGAATTATTTACAAATGATGTACAAAAAACATTAAGATTATATTTATCATTTATTGAAAATATAATGTTAGAAGTTAAAGAAAATTCTGATATTTTTAAAGATTTTATTCATAATTCTACACTTAGATCTATTGATCAATTTATAATAAATAATGATAAAGCTAATAATCTAAAATATAAAAATATATATAATAGTTTATCAAGTGATCATAAAAAAGTTCAACATGATGTAAATACATATAAAAATATATTAAAAAAAGTATTAAAATACAATAAAAAAATAGTAAATATATATAATTATGATGAAATATATGATAGTAAAACTCCTAAAGTTTTTAAAAAATTAGAATTTTTTATAGATAGTATTTATGAAAAAAAGAAAATACAAGATTATCAAGTAAACATTATAAATGATTCACAATCTATATTCACTAATATTCCAGATTTTATTATCCAATATAGTAATAATTATAATGATTCTATTGAATTTGAAAAATTTATTTCAATTATGGAAGCATATAATATACACTCTAAATTATATTATTATATATTAGATAATTTATGTCAAACTAGAAAACCATCATATATACCATGTTTAAAATTTATTAAACTAGATAATAATGATAATGATGATAATAATATATATGATGACTTAAATAATGGATTTTATGATATTAAATTAAATAATAATATTGATGATAATATCGAATTTGATGATATTGATAAATTAAAATCTGATGATATTATTTAAATATTTTAAAATTCTATATTTTTTTTATTAAATATTTTTATCATATTTTTATATGATTTACCTGTTATACCATCTGATTCTAATATTCTATTATATGTTGCTCTTACTATTATATATAAATCTTTTAAAGTAAACTTTTTTTCTAATATATCAAATAAATCATATTTTATTAAACTACTCCATTCATCTATTCTATTTTTTATAAATTTCCCATCTTCTCCTATTTTATATATAGTTGTTCTTATACTAAAAACTTCTTCATGATCTATATTGTAATCTTTAATTCCTTTTTTTATAAATATATTAATGAATGCAAAATGTTTGCCTATATATCTATTTAAATTTTTATTAATAACATCTAATAATTCTTTTTTTGTAACTTTCATAGGACTATAATCACTCTTATAACATGCTATCCAAAATTCATCTAAATTTTTATTATCTATTTTATCTCTTAATTCTTCTAAATATCCTTCTTCCATATATATTTATATCACAAAAATATTTACTAAATTAATTATTTTATAATATTATAATATTAAATAGTAATAAAAAAATTTATATCAATATTAGATATTAAATAAAATAATAAATATATATTTAGATTTATTAATTTTTCAAAATTATTAAAAATAGTTTGTTATCATAATACTAATATTATAATCTTATTATCATTATTAAATTCTTCTAAATCTTCTGGATCTTCAGGTAAAGCATTTACTAAATCATCTAAACTTATATTATATTGATTCATAATTCTAATTATATTATAATTCATAGCATATATTTTTGTCATTGAATCATCTATTGAATTTTTAAAATCTATTTTAGATTCATTAGATTTATCTTTAGATAATTCGCTAGTGCAAAAAAATGTTGTAAATACAAAATTTTTTAACGGTACCTTCGGTGATAATAAACCAATATATTTTGATGAATTAGATATACCTAAATTAGGTGAATTATATATTTTATTTGATGTTATATCTATTAAATATAGTGAAATAATCAATTATTATTCTTATAAATTATTTAATTATAAATTAAAATATTATACTCATAATTTTTTGATATATTTAGCTCAAAGTTTTGGAGCTGAAGAAATTACATGGAATTATCATTCAAAAACTTTAAATAAAGATGATTTAGAAATGAGTATGAAAACAGGTTATGATACATTTAATCAAGAAATGAAAATGAAAAATGGTAATGTAATTAAAGATGAAATATCTAATAAATTGACTATTAAATACGATAATAATGGTTCAGAAATATATTTTCAAACTTTACAAAATAAATTTATATGGATATATGATTTTTTGAATGATGATGATATAGAAAATCTTAAATTGGATTCAAATACTATAAAAAATATGATTAATAAGATATATATAGAAAATTTCTTATTAAATAATCCATATTTCTCTTATGATTTTTATCAAAAAAATGAATTTCTATTAGACTTTATTAGAAAACGTCAATGTGGTATGACATCTATTAATCAAGAAATTTTATTTAATAATAGTCATAAAACTATTTATGAATATTATTTAGAATTAGGAAGTGATATATTTAGTAGCATCAGTTCGAGAGAAAAAGATTTTTAAAATCTTTTTCGGTTCGAAGCGTAGAGAATAAAGTTTAAGCTTTATTCTCCACGGTTCATCATATAAAACATCATCATATGAATCAAATTATGATAAAAATATATATGAAATCAAATTTTATGATACTCAATCATTAGAAAACAAAACAATAAATAACATAATGAATGATAGATCAATAAAACAATTAAAAAGAGATTTATTAAGTGATATAAAAATATTAAAACAAAAAATAAATAATTCTAATATTATTGGTAATAGTATTCAATTAAATATTTTATCAAAAATAAAGAAATATCATGTGATAAATAATCTAAATGATTTTCAAATATGTGATTATATGAAAAATTTATTATTAGAATGTAATGAAAATGAAAAAATATTAAAAGATAATATATTATTTTATTTTAATGTGATACATGATGATTTTTTCTTATATATATGTAAATTAATATTAGATTCATATATAACAACTCAATTATTCAATAAATTATTGAATGATATATATATATTAACATCAAAATATACTAAATTAGATAAATATAGTGAGATTATATTTATAAAAGAATCACAATTTTATGCTGAAGATAATACATATATTGAAAATATTTTAAATAAAATAAATCATTATGATGAATATAAAAATATAGAAGAGACACAAAAAATGAGAGAATTAAATAAACAATATGAGAATATTATATCATTTGAATTGATAAATAAACCTAATAATAACAATTATGCAAATTGTTGTGGTATATATAAGTTAAATACATCTAAATTAATCAATAAAAAACCAATATATGAATGTTTAGAAAAACAAAGATTTATTGGATATTCAGGAGGTATATGGATATTAACTGGTTGTCAATGGTTAGATGCTTTAATAGAAGAAAGTGTAGATGGTAATAAAAATTTTGGTGGATTTCATAGTTCAATAAATTCAGATATAATAATAGGTTTATCTAAATGGAAAGAATATGATTTGATCATTAAATAATTTTATAATAATAAATTATTGCTCCATTTATTTAAATATTTAATAGCATTTTTATCTAATCTAACATTTTCATCTAAACTAATATCTCTATTATATATATCTAATAAATCATAACTATTATTAATTTTTCTTATACATTCATTAAGTGATTCTTTATCAATAGCTTTTATAAAATCTAATAATTTACTATTATATATATAATTATAGAATATTTGTGGTTGTGGCCATCTATCTATATCAAAATGTTTTATTATATAATATATGATATATTTTCTACTATATGTAAATATTTTTGATGAACTATCCCAACATTGAAATATAGGATGAATACAACCACCATCACCATTCCATCCTCTTGGATAACAATTAATATTATAATCAAATACAAATGGTAAGGGAGAAGCCTTAGCTTTGGAGACCTTAGGTATGATATTAATATTTTGTTTAATTAAATTATCTAAATATTCTATAACATAAGATAAATTATTAATATTGTCTTTAATTATTTCAGAATGTGTATTAGTTGAATTAATATCTAACATAACATCACCTGAGTTATCAATATATGGAAATATATCAATATTATTAGATTTATTCTTTAAACTGAATTCTTTATAGAATGGTTTAGTATTTGTATAATACTCTTTAATATCTTTAATATTATTAAATTTTGTTAACATATTCATTATTATTACTTCATCATTATTATATCTATTAATTATTATAAATATTTTTTTGCAATTTTTTTGAAAGTCTTACTCCATGATTATAATATAATAATAATAATAAAAAGATGTTATATAATTATTGATATTAAATGTAATTATAAAATTATATTTAATGATAGTTATTATTATCATTAGTTATATTAAGAAAATAGTTTTGATAATAATTTTTTTTTATCAATTTATATAAAAATATCTTATTTATTTTTTATATCTATATTTATATAATATATAAATTATAAATGATTAACATTATAACTATATTAGTTATATATTATTCTTTATTTCAAAAAAAATTATTTAATAAAAATGATATTATTAAATATTTTCCACAAAATGTATTTGGTATTTTTACTTCTATTAAACGTTCTAATAAATTAAATTCATATCCTTTTGATATTCATGGTTGTATTGGTTATTGGAATAATGATTTTAATAATTTAAATAATGATATTTTATATGATAAATTATTACAAGTTTCATATGATTCTATGTGGAATGATGATCGTAAAAATTATTTTAATTCTATTGAAAATGATCCTGATACTATATTAGAATTAGATTTTATGTTGAATCCTATTTATAATATAAATATAGATAATGGTTTTATTAGTAAATTAGAAGTTGAATTTAATAATAAAGATTTTGGTATTATTATACAAACTAAAACTAATAAAGCAACTTATTTACCTAATGTTTTTACTAATATTTCTTGGACTGATTTAATTATTTCTATTAAACAAAAAGCTAATATTATAAATAATGAATTTAAATTATATGCTTATAAAATACATCAAATTAAATCTAAATATATAGATATTTTTAATAGTGATTTATTTATTTATAATTCTATATATAATTTTTCACGTTTATTGATTGATACTAAACAAAATTTAGATTTTCCATTTGCTTATTCATATTATAATAATAAATTAGAATGGAATAATGAACAAGTTAGAAATATTGCTACTTTATCTAATGTTTTTAAATATATTTATAAATATAAAAATATCGCTACTAAAACTGAAATTGATTTTATTGTTGATAAAATATTTAATATATTAAATAATATTGATAAATATTCTTCACAATCATTATCTTTTTTAGGTTATATTTATAAATTATTTGATATGAATAATAAAAATAATTATTGTTATAAATTATTAAATGATTTATCTAATGCTGAACCGTAAAGAAAAAAGCTTTTGAGCTTTTTTCTTTGCGCTTCGAACCAAGATAAATATTTTTTTTATAAAAAATATTTATCTTTCTCGAACCTGAATTTGAAAAACCTGAAATTATTATTGGTTTGAATAAAGCTAGTTGTAATATAAATAAAGAATTATTAACATTTAATATTAATGATTCTATATTTAAAATGAATTGGATTATTCAAACTATAATTAGTTTTAATGATAAACCATCTGATACATTAATATCTTTTTTAATAAAAAAAATTAATGATATGATAAATAATATTAAAGATTATGAAACTAATTATCTTGCTGTTGCTTTTGAAGTTTTATGTTTTGTTTATAAATCACATAATAATATTACTATAAAACATAAAATATTTTTTTTATTTTTTGAATTAGAACAACGTAAAAATTATAATAATATATTATATTCATTTTTAGATGGTAATTCAAGAATTGATATAACTGGTCATATTTTAAATGGTTTATTTGAATTAAATAATTAAATTATTTTTATAAAAGTTTTTATTTTAATTTACATAATATATAAATCTCTTTTATGATCAATAAAAATAAATCTAATATTATTTATTAATATATATAATCTTCATATAGTTTTTATTACTATATTATTTATTTTTCTATATGATTCATAATAAAAATTGCCATCGGTCTAAAATTAAAGATTTTTATAAAAATCTTTAATTTTATCCTCGCAGCAATTTTTATTATCTTACTCACTTTGCTCGCAAGATAATAAAAATTGATAATCATAATATCTTACATAAATAATAAAATAATATATTATTTTATATAAAAATGTTACCATATAAAACTTATGATGCAACTATTGATAATTTTAAAGATGTTTTAAAAGAATATGGTGTTTGTGTTATTCCTAATATTTTTACTAATGATGAATGTATTAAATTACAAAATGATATCTGGAATGATATTAATTATATTCAACAAAATAGATTTAATATTAATGATCAATCTACTTGGAAATATTTTTATGATTTTTTACCATTACATGCTATGTTAATTCAACATCATTCAATTGCTCATTTACAATCTATATGGAATATAAGACAAAATGAATTAATTGGTGATATTTTTGCTAAATTATGGAATTTAACTAAAGAAGATTTATATACTAGTTTTGATGGTATTTCATTAAGTTTACCTCCTGAAATTACTAAAAAAGGATGGTTTCTTAATAATGAATGGTTACATACTGATCAAGGTATTAATAAAATGAATTGTATTTGTGATTCATTTAATCATAATAATGATTGTATTATCAATACTCAATATTATTGTATTCAAGGTTTAGTAAATTTATATGATGTTAATGATGGTGATTCTACTTTATGTATTTTAGAAAAATCTCATAAATATCATGAATCTTTTTTAAATCATAAGAAACATGAAGATAAAGAGGATTGGATTAAAATATCACCAGATGATAAACAATATTTTTTAGATAGAGGTTGTGAAAAAATATGTGTGAAAGCTAAAAAAGGATCATTAATTTTATGGGACAGTAGGGTTTTTCATCAAGGTATGGAAGTATCAAAATATAGACAAAATATGAATTATAGAATGGCGGTATATATATGTTTATTACCTAAAAATAGATTAACTAATAAAGATAAAGAAAGAAGAAAAAAAGCATTTAATGAATTAAGAGTTACTAATCATTATGGAACAAAATTATTTCCAAAAACACCAAGAACATATGGAGTTGAATTAAAAGAATTTAATAAACCTAATATTCCTATTTTAAATAATTATGGTAAAAGTTTATTAGGTTTTAATTGATTTTTTATTTTAAATAAATCTAATATTTTGGATAATATAATCCCTATCTATAAATATATCACTAGGATATAAATCTTTTTATATTATATATAATGTAATATAACATCTAATGAATCATTAATAAAAATATCATATTTAGTAGTTTTATTATAATATTGTGCTAAATAACTATTATATTGATCTTGACATTTTTCATATGATATTATTTTATCATTTCTTTTAATGTTAATATTTCTTTAAACATCATAAATGTATCTATTATATTTTTTAATATTTAATTATTATATTTTTATTATATATTAGTATATAATAAAAATAATTAGTATAATTTATCTATTATCTAATTTAATTAATTTTTTTATAATCATATTTTCTTCATGTTGTAATTTATTTTGATGAGCTTGAATTATATTTTCTTCATGTTGTAAATCATTATCATTTCTAATTTGTTGAATCATTTTTAAATTTTTATCATTTATTAATTTATATTTATTATCAAGATCTTTTATATCTATTTTTAATTTATTTATCATATAAGTATCATAACATACTATTAAACCTGATATAGTTAAACATAACTCTAATAATACCATTTTATATTATTATATTATATATTATTGTTTTTTCTTATCTAATTCTTTATCTAATTCTTTATCTAATTCTTTATCTAATTCTTTATCTAATTCTTTATCTAATTCTTTATCTAATTCTTTATCTAATTCTTTATCTAATTCTTGTTTTAATTCATTAGATAATATATTATTAACTTCTTTATTTTCTTCATTTAATTCAATTTTATCATTCACTTCTTTTATTACTATTTTATTTAATTCTATATTCTCACAACCATCTATCATACTATTTTTCCTATTATTAACTATTAAATAATCTGAATCTATATCATTATAACTTGATGGTTCTAATTTAGTTAATGATAAACCATATTGTTTTTCATTATCATTTAATGAATCTAATGATATACAATATACTGAATATAATTTTTGTGCTACTAATAATACATTAGCAATTAATGTTGTTACACTTCTAAAACCATCATAAAAATAATTAAATATTAATATACATGAAAATAATGTATTTAAGATGAAAGTAAAAACAGTATAAATAGTTAATTTGTAGATTTTAAGATTAAAAAATTTAATTTTATTATAAATTCTTTGACCAACATCATTTTGTTTTTGATCATTAACAAATGTTAAATTCTCTTTTAAACTATGATCACTTTTATCTTTATTAATATCTAAATGAGTAATCATATAAGTTTCTCTTTTACTTTGAACATAATAATAATTTAAGAAGAATCCTAATGTTAAGAAATTAAAAAAAATAACAAATTCATTAAATCTAGATAAATTAGCGAAATTTTCACTTAATGAACAGGTAGAATGAGTTTCTTCACAATATTGAGGTACAAAAATAGATAATAAACAAGCCATAAATATTTTATAACATTCTAAAAATGTTGTAAAATAAGAAGATAATAATTCTTTAGTATCTGTTGATATTTTCATTCTTTATATAAATTATTTATATATTTTTTATTATATGTTTAATAATTTCATTTAATATTTTATTTTTGATTTATATAAATAAATATTATTTATTATTGAGCACATAAAAGGTATTTACGGAATTATAATTAGATTATTTGACGTATGTGAGTTTATATATTATAAAAATTTATTTGACCGTTACATCAAACAAAAAAATATTATCTAAATATATAATATATAATATCAAATATATTTATTATTTTATGATTATATAAAGATTAATTATTTATATTTATAATATAAAATGGATAAACTAACAATATATAATTTTAATAATAAATAATATTATTAAAGTGAAGAAATTGAGAAAATAAAAAGTAGTTATTATATAGGATGTAAAACAAATAGAGGTATTGTTAAAAAATAAAATATTCCAAATGATCAATGTTATTATGCATATTTAGGTAAAAATAATACTTGGATAGATAATAATGAGAAAATATCTAATAAATCTAAATTATTCTTATTATGTGAATGGTGTAAGATAAACATATTTAAAATTTAATAGATATAAGAAATTTAATAAGTATAATAGATATAAGAAAATTAATAAATTTAATAAATTAAAGATTATAATAATGCGCCATAATAATTATAATTAAGTTAAAATGAATAATTTTATGATTAAAATAATAATATATTATAAATTGAAATAATTGGCGAGAGACAATATGATAAATGTTATTTTAATGTTAAAGATATTAGTAAATGTTTTGGTATAGATAGATTATATGAAATATTAATTGATGATAATAGTAGATATTATAAAGAAAACATACATTATAAATATTTTATGTAATAATAATAGTATTAAACAAATAATATAAGAAAATAAAAATAATATAAAAAAAATATATATTTAACACATCTAGGATTTTAATAATTATTAAAAAGTTCAAAAAATATAATTATAAATGATAATATTGATATAATATAAAAATGGTTATTAATATTTGATTAAAATTATTATCATGATATTGATTATAAATATATTATAAATATTTAAGATATATAATAATAATCATAAGGTTATTTGTATTTAGTTACAACTGATATTTTTAATGGTATAAAAATTGGTTACTGGAAATCATCACCAGAATTATTATATAAACGTTATTAAACACCATATGGAAATTAATTACAAATATATTATAGATTTGTTCCGTATAAAAATAATAAAATCTAAAAGATTTTATTATTTTTATGCGCAAGAGTTGGATTATAAATAAAAATCTTTTAGATTTTTATTTATAATCCAACTGTTCAAGATTGTATGTAATTAGAAAAATTATTTTTTAAAATTTTCAAAAAATATAATATATCTAATGAGATATTTAATAAAAAATATTTATAGTATTATATATATTATCTAAACAATTTTGATTAAATAAATAGTTAATTAAATATATCTTAAATATTATTATATATTAAAAAAAATAATAAATTAAACTAACATGAATAATAATTAAATTATAATAGATTAATTAAATAATAATCATATGATTATGATAAATAAATATAATAATATTAAATGGAATTAAAAGAAAAAGATCATTAGTTGGTATTATAAAATGAAAAATTAACTAATTAAATTGATAAATTATAATCATAATTAGAATTATAATAACTATAAAGTCAAATAAATGAAATGAAGTTATAATAATAGATATTATAATTATAAAGTTAAATAAATAAATGATTATAGAAATTTAAATTATATTAAATAAGATTATTATATCAAATTATTATATATAATAATATTATGAATAAAATAAATACTAGTTTATATGAAGATAAACATCCTAAAACATCAATGAAAGGTTTAGGTTTTGCTAATAAAAATAAAGCCAAATTAACATTAAAATTGATAAAAGATAAACCACTAATATATCAAAAACAAGTTGTTTTGACTATGTATAATCGAGCTAAATATCATCCTTATAGAAATGATAATATGTTGGAAGCTATGAAAATATTTGAAAAATGGCTAATAAAACAAAATATTAAAATATCATAATTTATTAGATATATTTCACTCAATAAATATCATTCAATTATTATAATTTATAAATGATAGTTATTGAATTACAATTATTGAGTTATTATTTATTTATTATTATTATAACACAATTATAGATATTTAATGAAGATT